ACAGCGACGTCATGGAGATATTGGTTCGGCGTAACCTGCGCGGCCATGACTTACGCTCCGTCGCCCGGCTGGTTCTGCGGATCGTTGGGGTTGCTGCCAGGATTGACGCCAGCTTCGGCAATCTGATCGAGTGCCAACGCCGCGCGCTGCTGTTCATCAGCTTCGATTTCAGCCTTGGCTTGCTCGTCGTCCTCGGTAGCGATGCCGCCCATGCGCAACTGAGCACGCATTTCGTTGAACGTGATTGCGCCACCTTGCCAATTCGCGATGAGTTGCTGCTGCTCCTGCGGCGAGAGCTTGGTGATGGCGAACGTCGTACTGAGCTGCAAGTACACTTCGTTCGGATCGTATGCTTCGCCGTGCATGAACAGGCCGCACCACGAAAGCGCCAGCGTGAACGCATCGTTGACGTTCTGCGCGCACTTGGCAAGGATAGACGTTTGCGTGTTCTTGTCCATCTTCGCTTCGCCGAGCGTGCGGCTCACGTTCTGCGGCTGAATGAGCTGCGCGCCTAGCGCGACGAGCTGCTGCTCCTTCTGGTCCATGGCTTCCTTGACCATGCCGTTCGCCGTCACCTGCGCCAACGTGAACGTCGCGCCCTTGGGCAGCGGCACGATGCCACGGCTGCCGAGTTCCATCTTCCCGTTCAACACTTCGTCGACCCACGTCTTGTCCAGGCCGGTTGCCACGGGCGTCGGCTGACCCACCATGTAGACGCTGTCTTCGTAGTCGGCGGAGTTGCGATAGTGCTTGATGTTCAGTGACGCGATACCATAGAGCGGCGGCTGATCAGGCGATGGATCGTTGTTCATGCTGCCCACGAACGTGAATGGGATGAACTCCAGCGGATTGCCGTTGGCGTCCGTCGGCGAATAGATTTCACGCACGACGTAGTCATTACCGTCTTCTTCCCACAGCTCCACCTGATACTTCCACTCGGTAGTTTCGTCACAACGGCATACGCGCCACTGATAGCCTTCTTTGACTTCGAAGCCATCGTCGCTGATGACGTAGCACTCAGCGAACACGACCAGTGTCAGCAGCGTCTTCGCACCCTTGTTGATCACGCGCCAGTTGATGATATCAAACGGCGTGTACATGGCGAGGATCGGACGCGCGAAGCCAAGCTGCACGTCCTGACGCGTGACGGTTTCCATGTCGGGATAATCGACGAGGATTCCATAGCGTCCGTACGACAACACTTGCGCAAGGCACATTTGCGCAGCTTGGCGCAGCTTGATGCCGCTGCCAGTTGCGTCTTCCTTGATAAAGTCGAAGTCATCAGGCACTTCGATGATCGGGTCAACGTCGAACACTTGGCCGAGCAAACCTTCGCACGTCATTTCGGTGACTGGATAGAACGACGCGCGCTGGAGATACTGCGCATATCGTTCTTTGTTCTTCTTGCTTTTGTCTGTCGGGTTCGGCATGGGCAGATAAAGCTCACGTCGTTCCTTGATGCGGTGTTCGCCTTGCAGGCAGTCGCGAACGAGATCCCACTTCCGCTTCATCAGCGTGACCTCGGGGCGGATGTAAGCTACGTTCGCCATCGTCTTGTCCTCAGGTTGGCATTGAAACTTCGAATTCAGCAGCGATCGCGATCTTGCTCTTCAAGCAACGATAGCGAATGCCGTCGTACGGATGATCTTCGGCCGTGGTGTCGACGTCGTCCATGTCGTCTTCATCACGTGGCAGCGTGGGCAGCGTGCCGATCGCTGCCTTGCAGTGGCGCATGAAGTAAATGCCAGGACCGTCACCAGTCATGGCGTTTTCCAGACGCTCACGTAGCAGCACGAGTCCGTTCTTGCGCGATCCTTTGGACTTGTCGCTGCGTTCCCAGTCCAAACCTTCTTCAAGCATCTTGCTTGCAATGGACTGCGGATCGTCGTTGTCGTCCGTCTCACGCACATCGAAAATCTGGTTGTCAGCAGGGCCGGGATTGATGCGGTTGCGACACCACTTGTCACTCCGCATTTCGTCCTCGTCCTCAAGGATCAAGCGCGCAACGGTCTTCGGCGACTGGCGCAGACCTTGGTTCGTGCGTAGCTTGCGCGTGCCGTAGCGTTCATTGAACAGGATGAGCGATCCTTTCGCAGGACAGAACTTGCGGCCATCAGGTAGCTTGACTTCTTCACCGTCAGCGACTGCCCACCAGCCGCACCAGTACGGATGCGTAGAACCCCAGTCAAACGAGCGATCGCACTTCCAACCGCGCGGAATGGGGAAGCGATCGATCACGTGGATGGCTTCCTTCCACACGTCGTCAAACGCACCGCCAGCAGTGATGTCCCAGTCGCCATACAACCACGCACGACGACGATTTTCTTCCTTGATTGACTCAAGGTCTGCGATGTATTCCGGCGGCAGATAGATGTTCTCTTTATAGCTGCCGAAGATGCGGCACTGCGTCTTGACAATGTCTTCGCGCTGCTGCGTGCGCGGGTTGAAGATGTTGGTCGTACGCCTCACTACTTCGCCCGGCGCTGCGACATCAATGATGTCTTCCTTCACCCAACCATGACCGGGACCATAAGGATTCATCGTGCCGGTGACTTCAAGCGGAATTTCCGGCAGCAGATAGATACCTTCTTCGTCGCTGACTTCCTCAACGAGCGTGCAGCCAAAGCCCAAGCCTTGAGCATGTGACATGCGTTGCGGATAGTCCTCAGGGCGGAACGAGCTGCGGTTCGTGCTGAGCATCAAGTCAAACAACTCGCGCGTCGGGAACTTGCACAGCTCGTTCCAGTTGATAGAAGGATATTCATGACCGTGATACAGCCAATAGTCTTTCGGCTTCTTTATGTGACGAAACAACAACTGTTCACCAGTAGGCCAAGTCCAACCAAACGCAGCACCTTGGCCGGCAAACCGCGCACCGTCGTCAAACTGGCTGAACCATCGTTGCGACTTGCTGACAATGTCGTCAAGGTTCTTGTATTCGCGATCAAAGATCACGCCGCGCCAGAAGCGTCCGTAGCCAAGACCTACGCGTGAACGAAAACGCATGAGCTGCCAATCGGTCTTTCCAGGACCGCGCGTGCCTTCGTAGAAAATATGGTTGGCTGGGCACGCCATCGCCAAAGCCTGCGATCCTGCAAGCGGTGACCACACGATGCGCGGTTCGTCGCTCATTCAAACGCTCCGTCTGCTGAATGGACGTCCATTTGAAGATGGGCGAACACCCCCATTAGCTCAGTGCGAGTCAGCGTGCGTCCGTAATACCGAAAGCGCGGTTTGTGGCCGGCTTCATACACGATCACGAGTGAACTGACTGCGCCTTCACAATCGGCAAGCATCTTGTCCAGGCCGACGTGTGCATCACGAGGATCATTTGCGACGTCAAGCGTCACCACTTCGGCGAGTTGCTTAGTCACGCACCTTCTCCTTCAGCTTGGCTTGCTGTTCACGTGCTGCGGCTTCCCAGTCGCTCAGCGCAGGCACGCCCGGCACGACCATGACGCCACTGCCGCGCTTCTTGCGCTTTTCGTTCTCGGCTTGCTCAGCGTCCTTGCGACCTTGTTCTTTGACATCCTTCAGCACCATATGGGCGGACATCAGCGCTTGCACACGCACGCCATCCAGGAACGCAGTACGTGACTCGCGCATCAAACCGGCGAGGATGCGTTGCGGCGTGGCAATCTGCTCGGGCAACATCGCATCCACGCCAGTCTGTATCGCCTTCAACACTTCGGCGTCTTGCATGAACAGCTTGGCTTTCGCCTTGGCTTGCAGACGCGGCACTCCGCACCGAATGGCAGCAGCCAACGGATCAAAGTCAACGAGAAACTCCGCCACAAAGGCGGAGCGCTCGTCAATTTCCGGTTTTGGTGGTTTGCGTGCCATCGTCATTGAACCATTGGATGAGTCGGTGCATCTTGGCTGCACATTGCTTGAACGCCGTTCGCCAGTCGATGCCCCAGTTGATCAAGTCGTTGTTCGTGGCATCGTCGCCGAACATGACATTCTTCGGCGCGTCGCACTCAGTGCGAAGTGGCTGCGGCGGGCTGAGTTTGACGACTTCCGTTTGCACCGGCTGCAGAACTGGCGCTGGCGGGTTGGTCTTGACCGTTGAGCACGCTGCGCACAGAAGCAGGCAGAGGACCAGAAAGATATGACTTGACTTCATCGGATTTGCGCTCCAGGTCGCGGATCTTGGCTTTGGTGCTGGCTGACTCAGTTGTCAAGTCTTTGTAATCATCAATCAATCCTTGGACAATTGCGCCGTCGTTCTGACGTTGCTGTACCAAGTCAGCTATCGCTGCGTCTTGCTTGTTGTTGTAGTTCTGCAACGACGTCACATCGCTGCGCAGACTGTTGCTCGTAGTCTGCAGATTGACGACCGTGTCGTTCAGTCCTTTGTTCTGGTGATAGAACCAGATTGCCGCGCAGCCGAGTGCGATGGCAACGCCGATGCTGATATAACCAAGTACGAGGCTCAGTTTGCTGGTGAGCCAAGTCCATGCAGTTGCGAACATGACACTTACTCCTTACCGACGTTGTCGGCGATATCATCTTTGGACAAACCGGCTTTCTTGAGCAAGACGGCTTCGATTATAGAAACGACGCCTTTGGCACCAATCCAACCAGACGACGAAACGATGACGCCAGTCCAAAGCGTTCCCCAACCCATCGCCGCGCACATGAGCGTCACGATCGTTCCTACAGATACAGCAGCGCAGAACTCAAGCACGACGCGCCAGAACTTGACAGGTTCGTGCTTGTCTGCGTTCTTCATCAGATACGACATTGCGCCGCCATATCCAGCCATGAAGATCCACAATGCGTAGATCAGAATATCAAAGCGCGATGGCGGTTGCTTCATGTCCATCGTGCTCAGCTCCCGAGCAGCCGAATGCCGGCGATGATCTGCAATCCGCTATACGGTTGCACGCCGTTTTCATGTTTGATGATTGCAGCGATCATGTCGCCGAGCAAGTTGTCGTTCCGCAGGTCAATCGTGTCGGTTGACTGCACGCCCATGTTCGCACTCACTGCGGCGACATATGCAGGCGTGTCGTTCTCAGTGCTTGGTGCCCAGCGGTTAATGATGTCGTACACGGTGACGAGGCGCTGGCGCTGGAAATAGCTGATGCGTAGCAGATACGCAAGACAGCGAATGCCGAACTTGATGTCGCTGAACTGGCAGAACGATGGATCCTGCTGCACATCGCAGAGACCTTGCCAGTTATCGCCGAGTCGGATGTTGCCTGGATTGTTGTTGCGAATACCGCGAGGCATCGGACGACCAGCGTAGATCTTCGCCACGTTGTCCGGAATTACGATTTGCGAAGACATCGTCAGCTCCTCTGGTCAGCTCCTCAACTGCACATGCGAAGAAGCGTGACGCGGTGCCATTCAGCGAGGAGGAGCGAACTCGTCAATGAACGGCCAGCAGGCAAAGCACCGCGCCACGCTGGCGCACATTAGCGCACGCTTGGTTTTGATTGACTATCCCTCGAAACGACGCTTTTGGCGGCTGTAATGGCGGTTAATCCGTAATGTGTTTCTAATTGCTTGGTAAACAATAACTTAGCGCTTGCTGAATAAATGCCGATTTTATGGGAGCGAGTAATTTGTCGGGTTCGAGGCTCTCTGATACAGGTGATACATTAATACAGCAACATAAACTAAGCATGGGAAAAGGTAAAAGGACTAATACGTATAGGGTTTTGCAAACGGCAAAAATGTGTATCACCTGTATCACGGGGATATCTCAATGGTGTAAGTTGTTGTTTACGCTTAAGATTAAAAGCGATCTCGACGTGATACACATTTCTCGGGTGATACAGCAAATGTGTATTAAAAAGGTCTTTTTAATACTTGTTGGAATCACTCTCTAAAAGTATCCATTAATGAAACCCGTTATTGCGACATTTACCTGTATCAGATTCCTACCCATAAAGTGCCAAAGCACGAAGAACAGAATTGCAGAGAAGCCGAGTTTCCAAGTTGCCAAGACATCAGAGAAGCCGAGTAGTTGCGCGCAAATAATGCTGGATAGTCAAACTTTGTATAAGCGTATTAAGCTACGCGGCAACCTAGCCCAACGCGCCAGCAATAAGGGGAGCGACAACATGGCAGTTCAAAAGCTGCGGAAGTCCGCAGTCAGTAAGGTGACGACGTCGACAAAAGCGTCAAGTGAGTTGGATAAGTTGTTTAAGGAGAAGATGGCCGGTAGTAAGTTGGATGCGAAGACCGTTGCGAAGTTGGGATTCAAACTGAGCAGCGCGGCGCAATGTCCAGAAGGTCTCGTGTTCAAGTGCGCGGGATTCGTCATTCCTTACTTTGACCTGAGCGGAAAGCGAACGTCGTTTTTCCGTTACAGGTTTTTGGAACAACCCAAACAGAACGGCTTCGCCGGTTTGGTTAAGAGGAAGCCTATTCGTTACTCGCAGGTGTCCGGCACGATCAATGAGTTGTATCTACCCCCAGTAGTGGACTGGCGTTCAGTCGCGAAGGACAAGACACTGCCGATCATAATTACGGAGGGGGAACTTAAAGCCGCGAGCGGTTCGTTGTTGACTCCCTACCCGACTATCGGTCTTGGTGGCGTGTGGACATGGAAGTCGAACAAAGCACGCCAGCCCATGCTCCAGCAATTCGACGAGTTCGAATGGGAAGGACGTCCGGTCTATATCGTGTACGACAGTGACGCCAAGACCAACCCGATGGTCAT